CAGGCGGTTCAAGCGGCTGGTGTCCTACAAGGTTGTGAAGGGAACCCTCTCGGGTGACTATTCCGCCCTGGTGGGAGCCTTCAACAAGGTGAAGAGCGGCACAAGCGAGCCGGACGACTGGTTCAAGGCTTACTGGAAGAACTACGGCACGCTGACCAAGCGGGACCGGGACCACAAGTTTGACTACCCTGTCAAGCCCGCGCACTGGGCTGCGGCAAAAAGGCGCAGGAACAATATCGGGCAGCCGCACGAGAACTTCTACGACGGCGCAGTGAACGGCCCTGCGCAGACCGCCTTCCTCCGCAAGTTCGAGGACTGCATCAAGAGTAACGAAGACTACCTCAAGGAAAGATGACCAACCATCTCCATACGCAACTCGTTTCGACGCTCACGTCGGCCGGTGTCGACCCCGCCCTCTCCGAGGCCGAGATTGACAGCTATCCCTACGTGACGTTCGAGCTGCCGGTGGAGTACCGGTACAACAAGGACGGAGTCTATAAGCTGGTCGGCAACCTCACGATCCGGTCGGTCTCCGACGACTTCGACGAGGCGGACAGCCTCCGGGCCAGCATCGAGTCGGCCATCGCTTCCGGCTTTGACGGTTCGCCCGTGAACATCATGAGCGAGCCGGAGGATCCCGAGGAGACGCCGACCGTCCTGGAGGTGGTTTACTACACGGCCCGGCTGACCGACGTCCGCAAGGACTGCACGGACGGTGTCTGGGTCATTGAACTGGACTACATTCTCAATCAATCCGAATAACAATGGCACTTGAAGGATATAACATCGCATTCAGGCTGAAGGTGGGAAATGACTACCTGACGCTTGCAGGCCGTACCCAGGACGATCTCACCATCGCCGCGCGGACGAAGGAAAGCCTGACCAAGGACGACGCCGGGGCTGCCCAGGTCGCCGTCAGCGGTCACGACATCACCTTCCGCGCGACCGGTCTGGTGGATGTTACGTCCGCGACGGCCATCACCCGGGACGCGCTGATCGCTAAGGCCCTCCTGACCTCCAGCAGCGCGGTCTTCGACTTCCAGTACGCCACGAACGGAAACGACCTGCTTTCCGGTCAGTGCGTCATCACCAACCTCACGGAGAGCTCCAACTCTTCCGACGATGCGACGCTCACCGTCGACTTCCGGGTCGTCGGCGACGCCGAGTTCGACGACGATACGACCTCTTCTTAACACCACGACACCATGGCATACTTAGACGGCTACAACATCGCTTTCAAGATCGGCAACAAGACCTTCGCCGGTCGCACCCAGGATGACCTGACCATCGCAGCGCGGACGAAGGAGTCCCTCACCAAGGACGACGCCGGTGCCACGCAGGTCGCGGTCACCGGTCATGACATCACCTTCCGTGCTACGGGTATCGTCGAGCTGGGCACCGACACGTCCAGCAAGATGTTCCGTAACACCATGATCGCCACGGCGCTCCTCACGGGCTCCAGCGCGGTCCTCTCCTTCAAATACGTCCCCACCGGCGGGCAGGCCTACGGCGGCAGCTGCATCATCACGAACTACACGGAGTCCTCCAACAGTTCCGATGACGCCACCTACACCGTCGACTTCCGCGTCACGGGCAACATGACGACCACCACTTAAGCCACCTAAAAGATGAAGAAGGACTACATAGAAATCGCAGGCAAGCGCTACCGGGTGGAATCCAACTGGAATGCGCTCACAGCTTTCCTCGAAGCCGTGGGTAGGAATACCCTCGAGGAGCTCTCCAAGATTGACAGCATCAAGCCCACCGAGCTGACCGCCATGATGGCGGCCTGCATCGCCGAGGGGCAGAGGCTGGACGGCAGCAAGGACGCCCCGTCCGCCATGGATCTGGGCGCCGTCATCACCCCCGATGACGTCCGCACGTTCCTGGACATCTACGTCCGGCAGTCTAACCCCCAGGTCAGTCAGGACGAGCCAAAAAAAGAGGAGCGGGAGACGGAGCCCGCAAGCTGACGATAGGAGACGTCCGGGGCTGGGCCATCGCCCGCCTCGGACTTACCCTTGAGGCCTTCGGCCTACTCCGTCAGGGGGAGTTCTGGGAGGCGATGGTCGCCTGGAACGAAGACCGGACAGCGGACCGCAAGCATGTCGCAGAGGTCGTCCGGGCAGTGGGGCTCAGGCTGTTCAACCTCCAGCTGGCGAGGGGCAAGTCGGTCACTCCGCACGAGTTCCTTCCCTACCCCTGGGACGAAGAGGAGACGCCTGACGACGGAGGGTTGTCAAAGATGACGCCCGAGGAGAAGAAGGCATCACTTGAAAAACTGAGAGAACTTACCAACTGGTAGATATATGTCCACGAAAGACCCCAATATGAAAGTCATCTTTGGTGCCGACACCAAGGATTTCGACAAGGGTGCCAAGCAGGTGAAGCAGGGACTCAAGGACCTCGACAAGAGCTCCGAGTCGATGCTCTCCAGCCTGAGCAACGCCTTTGGCGTCTCCTCCGGTAAGGTGGAGCAGATGACGTCCGCAGTCCGGGGTCTGGGTTACAAGCTCGTGGAGACAGGCAACGAGGGGGCCAAGGCCCTGGGCTCCGTCCTCGCCAAGATCGGGCCGCTGCAGGCCGGCATCGCCGGTCTCGGTCTGGCGGCCGCTATCGCAGGCTTCAAGCAGCTGAAGGCCGAGGCCGACAACTTCAAGTCCACCATCGACGGCATGAACCTGTCGATGGCGACCTCCGCCTACATCGCCACATACAAACAGATGCTGCACGACCTCAACTCCGACACCGGCAGGCAGGTCGCGGAGGCGATGGACAAGTGGGAGCGGGGCTTCGGTCGGTTCAAGGCGCAGATCGGGGCCACCTTTACCACGGCGATGGGCCAGGACTCGAAATGGTACGACGCTATCACTCCTTCCGGCCTCATCCGCGCCTGGAACACCGTCAAGGGAGCGTCGCAGGAGGCCGAGGCCGCCGCTGAGAGGAACGCGGGCCGCGCTTCCGAGATGGCTGACCTGATGAAGGAGCAGCTGACCCTCAACAACGAGATCAAGCTCATCGACCGCGACATCGCGGAGTACCGCCGGCAGGCCAGCGACAAGAGCGCTTCTGCGGCAGAGCGCTCCGCGGCGGAGGCGAACTACCGGCAGGCGGTCAACGATAAATATGACAAGCAGGCGAATCTCCAGGAGCGGATGCTCAACCTGCAGAAGGCTATGGACGCCGAGGCTTCCAACACCTTCGAGGAGACGAAGAAGACCGCCGAGATGGAGGGCGCCCTCATCGACATCGAGACCGCAAGGCAGAACGAGCTTCGCGGCATCGACCGGATCAGCAACTCTATCGCCACGGCAACGGCGAAACAGGCCGCCGCCGCGCAGAAGGCCCGCGAGGAGGCCGAGGCCATGGCCGCCGTCTACTCCAGATGGTCGGGTCTGGGCACGGTGGGCACGGCTGGTCTGCAGTCCGTCCAGGGCTCCGTCATGGGTCCTTCCCTGAGCATCCTTCCGCAGCAGCAGGACGTCGAGTATTTCAAGGAGACCTTCCAGGCTTATCTCGGTGATTGGACGGTTGCGGTCGGCATCAAGCCCGAGGAAGGTGCCATCGTGGACTTCACGACCGAGGTGGAGCAGGGTCTCGTCTCCATGGCCACCCGGACGTCCGAGATCATGGGCAACCTCATCGGTACGCTTGCGGCGGGCGGCAACGCCTGGGGCAGCTTCAAGAACGCGGCGGTCTCCGCCCTGGGCGACATGGCCATCGCGGTCGGTAAGATCGCCATCAAGTCCGGTGTGGCGATGCTCGGTATCGAGACCGCCCTGAAGATGGGCAACCCTTACGTCGCCATCGCTGCTGGTGCCGCCCTCGTGGCCCTTGGTGCGGCGGTCAAGTCCTCCTTGTCTTCCGTGGCTTCTGGCGACTTCAGCGGAGGTAGTGGCGGTTACTCCGGCGACTATTCCGGATCCGGAGGCAATGGCTACGAGACCAGGGACGTGAAAGTCTACGTGACCGGAACACTGGAGGCGGACGGTGACAAGCTCATCGCCGTCATTAATAACACCAACAAGAAGAACTATTACACTGGAGGCTGATGGCATACGGGGCTAAATATAAGTTCAAGTTCGTGGACACCTATGGCGTGACCTTCGAGGTCCGGCTATTGGAGAAGGACTACACAGGGAGCGTTACCTGGCGCCCTCTGGGCGGTTCTCCGGTCCTTCGTATGCAGCAGAGCGGGCCTTTCCGTTGCACGAGCTGTGACCTTACGTTGGAGTGTCAGGTGGACGGGGAGTTCGCTTTCCTTTACACAAGCGACCCGCAGGAGTACAAGATAGTGGTCTATCGTGAAACCGCCGTCATCTGGCAGGGCTTTGTTGCCACGGAGCTCTACAGCGAGCCGGACATCGCCCCGCCTTATGACGTGAGGGTCACCGCCACGGACGGTATCGGTGTGCTCAAGGAATACGATTACGTTCCCTACGGCGCGGCCCGAAGAGTGCGTGAGCAGATTCAGGGGCTTCTGGCGGAGACCGGGCTGTCCCTGGACTTGAATTGCATCTTTTCCATTCACGAGCACGGCGATACCACGGCCAACTTCTTGGACGAGACCTTTATCGACCTGGACTACATGGAAGGCAAGAGCTGCTACGAAGCTCTGGAGGAACTGTTGAACACGTTCCACTGCGTCCTCACCCAGTGGAGGGATGACTGGGCCCTTATCAGGGAGTCCGATGTAACTGTGCAGTCGAACGGGGATGTGTCCATGATCAACTGCGACTCCAGGGGAATAAACACTCCCTACAACCAGACCTTCGACGAGATGACCGCCGTTGTCGGACAGAGAGGGGTGGCGCAGATGTGGCCGGTGGGGTACCTCACCAGAAGCGTGGTTCCGGCAAAGAAATCCGTCACCGTCATTTCTAAATGGCATACAAAAAACGGATTTCCAGAAGTGAAGGAGGACGGATGGACTACGTCGAATTATGCAACATTTGACTCCACTTATAAATACTATCACCTTGGGACATCGTCCTATGTATATGAACAATCTTATGGGGTTTTAGCGGCCTCTGTC